ACGTTTTTCGTCATAGTCTCGGCGGTAATTTCTAAGACAGTCCAATCCCTGCTTAACTCTTGGAATGTTAAACCAACATCTTGGAAGCAATCTTCTCACAGCTTGGATACCATCATCAACAGACATTCTTGGAGCTATCCTGATGTTAAGCCCTGCCTCTTGCAGTACTTCTAATCGGCTTCTTCCAGAGCCTAATTCCCTGACCTGAACGTCATGTGGAAGAATCTGCTCTGCTTTGTCCCATCCGTTATCCCGTAGCCAACTTACATACTTATCTAGCCCCACGCCATTGTTTTCATAGTAATCTATAAGTCTTATTTCAGAGCCTGCTATCTGAACAACCCAAATAGCTGTTGAATCTCCCATGCCCAAATCCCAAGCGCATTTTGTTTGACAAAGATCGTCTCTTGGTATTTCTTGAAAACGATTCTTTGACTCAAGATCGTTAAGTATTTGACCATAATATGAACCCTCAACAGCAGCATTAAATGAACACTCAAACTCTTGCAGATATTTGTCTTCACCCATTTCTGACTTTGCAGCTTTTAATTCTGACTCTGCAATTACGTTTGTCTGACTTGCTTTAAATTCCAGCAAACCCCAACCATCTTCTGTTTCTGCCCTGTCTCTTAGGTCTTTGAAGTGATTGTGACCTTTTGGCGTTCCAATGAATAAACACCATCCTAGACGGTCAGATAAAGCAGGTCGAATGATGTCAGTCCAAATTACGGGGTTTTGGTCGCCAACCTCGTCAATGCAGCATCCGTCAAAATACTGCCCTCGGAGTGAATCTGGGTTGTCTGATCCGTATAGTTGGATTCTTCGCCCCCAGAAATCAATCCGTAATTCAGCAATGTTTGGGGTTGCTCCGAGTGGGAGTGTGTACTTGAGAAGGTAATCCCAAGCAACCCGTTTGGCTTGTCCGTAGGTTGGGGCGATATAAGCATATCGAGGGTTTTCCTTTTCGTTCAGGATAGCGCACTTGATAATGTGATTTAGCGCAGCCACCGTCTTGCCAAAGCGCCGATGAGCCACGACCACCGTAAATCGTTGCTGCTCCAGTAATTCATGCACCTTTAGCTGATGCTGCCGAGGTGCGTAAGGGATTGTTATTGTGCCCATTGGACTTTGATTGCACCGCCATCAACACCGCTAATTTCATGGGTTTGCGTGTCTTTCCAGCCCATTTGTGTCTTTGACCACCAAATAGCAGCTGTTGTGTCACCTGCAGTAGCTTTTTGAAACAACGTCTGACCCACTCTTGCGTTTGCTTTGGCTTTGCCTTGGGCTAGTTCTTTTCTGAAGTGTTTTTTTAGCGTATCAGCATCAATCCCATCTTCGCCTATAAGAACTGCTATCTGCTCATGTGGCACACCATAGCCAGCCATAGCCTCTACTTGCTTGCGTTCTTCTTTAGTTGGTTTGAATTTTATTCCTTGCGCCATTTTATTGCTCCGAATGTTAATACTTTTCGGTAAATTCAAATGTGGCTGTTAATCTTGATTCTGATGTAACACCTTTCAAAACCCCATCAGATGCACCTACTCTAGATGGTTTTCGTGTCATTACCCAATTTTTGGCATATTGCAGACCATGAATAAAAGCAGGTGAACTTGTTACCAACGTCATTCGATATTTTTCTTTTTTGTACTTTTTAGCTATTTCAGTCATTAAACGAGTTCCAAGGCCAATACCTTGATAATCTGGTTTTACAACAATGCGATGGATTCGTTTCATGTTTTTGACGTGCGGGTGCGGGAAATGAAGCACAGAACACCATGCAACGGGTTCATCGCCTATCTCGCAAATGTATTTATGCGCTGCGTTGTTGTGGTCATGGCTTAAATAGTGAAAGTCCATGAATTGCCGCCATTCTGATTGTGATGCTTTCCTGATTTCACATTTGATTTCTGGTCGCCGAAGTAACCCCCTACGAAATTCCATTTTGTTGCAATCAAAAACCCAATCAGGTTCTAACCACTCTTCAATGTCGTAATGGCAACTAACAGCAATAAATTGCTTATCTTGTTTACGAATAAACTTCTGAATTGCAGCAGAACCAATACAGGCTACTTGTCTGTCAACGACTGATGTGAACTCGTCATAAATGAACGGCTCATGCGAATCAAGAATCAATCGAGCCAATTCAGCCCTCATTTTTTGCCCGTTTGACAGAACAGAAAAGGGCTTTAACCAATCAGGTGGTGATGCAAAACCCACTTTTGAAAGGATTTCTGTTATTTCTTTAGCTGAATGTTCATCTCCAAAGTCATCAATAATAGATTGACCTTTCCATTCAAAACCGTCAAAAAACCTGAAATCTTCAAAAACTTTACGAGCAATCGTTGTTTTTCCCGTACCAGAAGCGCCAACGATCAACCCAACATTCCATTTTGTTCCTTCAATGGGTATGTTTACACTAAATTCTTTTTTGATAATATCCATGTTGCAATCAAACATGGATTTGACTTTATTAGCTTTGAATGAATCAGAAGCCTTTGACTGAACTACAAACTTTGTACTCGGCATTTGTAGCCCTCTGAATCTAAGCGGTTGAAGATTTTTTCTTGTTCTGCTTCATCTTTACATTCAACAATAATATTAAATACTTCGTTGTAAGATTGTCCAGTTATTTCTTCTTCATCTTCAGGTTTTTCATCAAAAAGATTTGCTAACTCTACGTCATCAAAGCCTAATAAAGTTAAATCGAAATTCATATCATTTAACTCTTTGACTTCTAATTTAAGCAATTCATCATCCCAACCAGCATTTAACGCTAATTTATTGTCGGCAATGATGTAAGCCTTTTTTTGGGTTTCTGTCAGTTCAGCTAACTCAATTACTGGAACTTGAGTGTGTCCTAACTTACGAGCCGCTGCCAGCCTTCCGTGACCAGCAATGATGCCGTTATCCCCATCCACAAGGATTGGATTAGTCCATCCAAATTCTTTGATTGATGCAGCTATCTGAGCGACTTGTTCGTCAGAATGTGTGCGTGAGTTCCTTGCGTAAGGAATCAACGTGGCAATTTCTCGCCACTCTAATTTTCGTTCCACAGCAATTCCTTTCGGCTCGTTGCTTTTGTTAAGATAGTATTAGTCTAACAGACTTAAAGGTTGATTGTTTCTTTCTAGGATTCTTAACAGGTCTTCATTGCCTGGGAATACGACAAAGTTAGATGTTCCTTGTCCAGTTCCACGGCTTCCTTGGTCTAGGTAGCGGATGCCTGGAACTCCTGCTTGTCGCAAAATTTCAGCTTTTTCTGCTGGTGTTTTTCCATAAACATAATTTTGATATGCATTTGCTCCACTAATTCCAGACTTAACATTTATGTCAAATGATTTAGCGATATCTTCATCTTGTATTTGATTGCGAATTGCTTTTAAAACTTCTGGCTGATCTTTTATTGGTTTATCGTAGTCAAGCATCTTTGCTATTTGCTCGTCTGGTAGGTCTATTTTGTAAAGATTTCCGATAGAAACCTCTGCTGTATTCATTTGTTCTATTTCTTTTTTTAGAAGATTATCATATGCGTATCTATCAGCAGCCTTCATTGCGGCAGACTTATCGCCTTTATTTTCATAAATCAATTTTGCCGCGGTTTCTCTTACTGGATTTTTTAATCTGTCTATTTTTTCTCCTAGATATGAAAATCCTGGCTCTCTAGTCGTTCTTTGATATTCATCAGCAACGCTTTTATTTTGTGCTAGATAGTGACCGTACCCATAACTTTGATTTCCTTCGCCAGAGCCAATCTTTGTCGGGTCAAACTTCTGAAACTTAGCAGGACTTCCATGAAATACCGTTAAGCCAACTGGGTTGTATGCCTCAGACAAAAGACCAGCCAACTGCTGAGAAGAAGGACCATAACTGACCCCTTCTCTTGCTGCCGCTGTGGTCATTTCGTTAAGAACTCGCGCTCTGTCATTCAGATTTCCAAGCATTTGCTGTGCGCTCAGAATTGGATTACCAAGCAAGTCTGTCAGCTTGCGTTTAGCTACGTTTCCAGCACTGAAAATGTCACCAAGTAATCCTGCCATGACGTCACCACTTAACTTTATTTGCCCAGAAAGCCGCACTCATCTTGCCCTTGGCGATGTTCTCTGCGTGTCGAGCTTTGAATGCTTCGTTTCTTTTCGTTCCGTCCGGTGAACCCTTAACACCTTGCTGACCAAAGCGAATCAACTTAACCTCGTCACCTGACTTAGCCAATACTGCATGGCTTTTAGTAGGATGATTCGGTGTTCTCTTTGGTTTGTTATACCCAGAGAATTGTTCACTTCCGCGCTTAATCATGTTCACCTCGGAATGAAGATGTTGTCTGAGATTACCCTCTCAGCGAAATAGTAACCCCAATCTTGGATCATTATAGCGATTTCGGCGTCTGTCATGCCGTTTTTTCCGAGCCTCTTTTGCTCAATGATGATGACAGGTTTACATCTTTGGATGGTTTGATATGCGCCCTTTAGAGCGTTTTCTTCAAAGCCCTCTACATCGAGCTGGATCAGGTCACAATCTACGCCTAGAGAGTCAATAGTGACCATTGGGATGCCTTCTTGGGCTTCCTCAATCTGCATTGCTCCCCAGTTCTCAGCTTCTCCGTTTACTGCCTTCCAGTAACCCATTCTGTCACTCAGTCCTTCCTTGGTCATGTTGACGTTTGGCTCAGTCTAGTTTCTTATCAGCAATTCTCAATTTCCGTCGTTGGGTTCAAATGTGTAAACCTACGCGAATAAGGCAGCTTAAGCACGCATCCAA